GAGGTATCAATGCCGCACTTGGCAATATAACAAAAGATGATTGGAAATGGCACTTTTATGATACTGTAAAAGGAAGCGACTGGTTGGGAGATCAAGATGCGATTCATTATATGTGTAAAGAAGCCCCAAAAGTGGTTTTGGAGTTAGAAGAATTTGGCTTACCATTTTCCAGGACCAATGAAGGAAAAATATATCAACGGGCATTTGGAGGACAAAGTTTAGATTTTGGAAAAGGAGGACAAGCCTATCGCACCGCTTGTGCGGCAGATCGTACGGGACACGCCTTGTTGCATACTCTTTATGGAAAATCTTTGAATTATAAGGCACATTTTTTTATTGAACATTTTGCGTTGGAATTGCTTATGAATAAAGACAATACTACATGCGTTGGTTCTTTAATTTACGATATGGAAAGTGGAGAATATAAATTGATTCGCGCAAAAAATACGATTATAGCTACAGGTGGATACGGACGTTGTTATTTTTCTGCAACAAGCGCACATACTTGTACGGGTGACGGAAATGCCATGTGTTTACGTAAAAATATCCCACTTCAAGATGCGGAATTCGTTCAATTTCATCCCACGGGCGTTTATGGTGCAGGTGTTTTGTTAACCGAAGGTTGTCGCGGAGAAGGAGGATATTTACTCAATGGAGAAGGAGAACGATTCATGGAACGCTATGCTCCAAGTGCGAAAGATTTAGCCAGTCGAGATGTGGTATCTCGTTCCATGACTAAAGAAATTTTAGAAGGGCGCGGAGCAGGAAAAGATAAAGATCATATATTACTCTCCCTTAGTCATTTACCAGAAGAACTATTACAAGAACGCTTACCTGGTATATCTGAAACGGCTAAAATATTTGCAAATGTAGATGTAACAAAAGAGCCGGTTCCAGTGATTCCAACGGTCCATTACAACATGGGAGGAATTCCTACCAATTGGAAAGGACAGGTCATTAAACCAAATACAAAGAATGAAAACGCCATTGTTTCTGGACTTTGGGCGGCAGGTGAAGCAGCGTGTAGCTCCGTACATGGTGCAAATCGATTGGGTGCAAATTCATTATTAGATATTGTTGTATTTGGTAAAGCATGTGCGGAAAATATTATGGAAACGTATAAACATAACGAAATTATTGATGATTATGATGAAGAAACTCTAGAAAAAGATATTGACAAATATGAATATTATTTACACAAAGAAGGTACCATGACTGTTGGAACCATGCGATTGAAAATGCAGAAAATCATGCAAAATTATGCGGGGGTATTTCGTAATGATGAAAATCTTAAAAAAGGAGTTGAAGAACTAACTCAATTGTATCATTCTTTTCATGAAGTAGGAATACAAGACAAATCCAGAATATTTAATACGGAATATATTGAATTATTGGAATTAAAGAATTTACTGGATAACGCATTAGTCACAATGTACAGCGCCAATTTTCGTAAAGAAAGTCGTGGAGCACATTCACACGAAGATTATCCAGAACGCGATGATGAAAATTGGTTGATTCATAGTTTGGGATATTTAAATTCAAAAGATGTATCTTTAAAGACACGAAATGTCATAAGAGAAACATTAGACGAAACAGAGATTCACGCCATTCCTTTAGCCAAACGGGTATATTAAGGAGAATTACCATACTTTTGTCTAATTTTATAAAATAAAATATTATATTTATTTCGCAATGTATCCCGAGACATTTTCATTTCCTTTGCAATGCTTTGAAAGGTTTCTCCCTTTTTGTATTTTTTAATCAATAATTCTTTCTCCCAATTTTCCAAACCAAGTTCATCCAATATGGATGTAGAGTCAAAATAAGGAATCGTTCGAAATAAATGATTGTCCATGGACACCAACTCTTTTTGTTTATAGATTGTTTTGATATAGTCATCCATATATTTACGCACCCAAAAACCACTATACGTAGATAGTTTAAATCCCTTTGTTTCATCATACTTGGCGCACGCACGCATGAATCCCACATAGCCTTCTTGAATTAATTCTTCTCTTTGTTGATACGTCAACGTATGTTTACGAAAATAAGGTTTCGCAAAATAAGGAACCAACTTATAATTGTCTTTTGCCAGTTGTTTGATCTGTTTTGGACTTTGTAAACAATGACCTCCAATTATTAACGAAAACAATAGTATAAATAACACCATTATTCCAGTGAAATGTTGTTATTATATGCGAAAATCTCTTTATATAATAGTTCATATATGGATTCATTCCAACTGAACGCATATTCTTTTCTTTTCTTTATACATATGGAACTTCTAACGAAGTTAAACGCATTTATTCTTGCAACAAGTGTAACCCTTTTTATCGTTACCTTTGTACTAAAGTTACCCCATTTGATTTCCAATCAACCGCAATTGGTCAATTTATATTACATAAAAAACTTTCATAAAAATGTACCCTTGGATTTTCTTCTTATTTTCGTATATCTTTACATTCCCTTGTATGTTGCTTCTTTCTTTAAAATCAAATCAAAACAATCCATCATAGCAATCATTGTATTATGTACGACCCTTTTAACGGGAGGGTTTTGTTATTACTCACGTTCCTTCCCCATGACTTCTTCGTTTTTTTCAAAATGGTTCCACAAAGCGGGGTACAGTGTCATTGTGTATGATATTATTTTATTAGTATGCACTTATTTAATCTATGATTATTTACTCACTATGACGAAACATTCATAGAAGGTTTAATATGATATTTATATATACTTTGCCCCCATTTGTATCCCCAATAGTAGCTCATGGCTATGATATACAATCCCCCGTAATACAATAGTTTATATTCATACAAATGATATATAATAAATGGAATAAAAAAGAATCGACACAAGCTATAATACCCAAACAAATACATGTCTGTCACAAATCCCAAGGATTTGGTTGATTTGAGTACATAACGAAGATTAGAAACAAATGACGTCGATTCTGCAAAAACAAATGTATATAATACCAAAAACAATGGATGTTCTTTTTGAATAGACATAGCACAAGCCAAGGAAACCACATGATGTGGTATATATTCAACGCGATGATATACCCAATATTCTACAATAGAGTCCATGGAGAAATACAAAAAAGAAATTTGTTTGATTTGTATGATAAAGTCATAAGGTTCATTTGAATAAAGTGCCAAAATCCCCAACATTGTCGTTAATCCATTGAAACACATATTCAATAAAATGGTCATCGTTATTTATGCGTTTAAGGTACAAACATTATTTCTTATATGTATTTAAATATATTTTCTTTTTTAAATACATGTGTGGTATCACCCTCTATTTATCTAAAGAAGACACACAAAACGCAATATCGCAAGTGCTCGCCTCTTTATATGAATTACAAAATCGTGGTTATGACTCCTTTGGTATTGCCTATTATGACACCAAAAATAAAATGTTCCAAAGACACAAGAAAGCGATTCATCAAACTTCAGAAGAAGACACCTACAAAGTATTTCAAAAAGAAACGGAATCATGGAGTTCCCATATATGCATGGGACACAGTCGTTGGGCAACCCATGGAAAGGTCAATGAAACCAATGCGCACCCGCACGTATCCAATGGGGCGCTCTTTTTCTTGGTACATAACGGGATCATTGAAAATTTCAAGGAACTTAAGACCTTTTTATTGGAAAAAGGATACACCTTTTATAGTGAAACGGATAGCGAAGTCATTGTGAATTTATTGGAATACGTACATCTATATGAAACTAAAACAACCGTTCAAGAGGCAATTACACGAACCATTTCACAATTGGAGGGCACGTTTGGTCTCGTCATATTATGTGCCGAATATCCAGATATAGCCTATGTGACAAAACGCGGTAGTCCATTGCTCATTAGCGAAACTGAACATGAACTCATGGCAACCAGCGAATTGAGTGGATTTCAACATCATAGTGATCAGTATTATGAACTGAACAACAATGAATTGGTGATTTTGTCACAACAATATGGAATGGTATTTGAGTCAAATGAAGACAACGGTAACTCACGCACCATGAAACCCATCAATCCGGATTTTCAATTGCATTATTTGACTCAACAATTGGGAAAGTATACTCATTACACACAAAAGGAAATCATGGAACAAGACAAAACCTTGTGGATGTCCTTGAACCAAGGCGCACGTATATTGGATGGCCGGATTTGTCTCGGCGGGCTCTATGATCTTAAAAAGAATATTCCAAAAATTCAGAATATTATTTTTATGGGGTGTGGGTCTAGTTATTACGCTGGATGTATTGGATATCATTACATACGCACCAGGGAAGAATTGCGAAATTTGAATGTGTTTTGTTTTGATGGGGGTGATTTTGAACTCAAGGATATACCCAATGGAGTTTGCCTTTTTGTCTTTATTTCTCAATCAGGAGAGACCATGGATTTAATGAAACATTTGGATCACATTCAAGCTTCTCATTATACAATGGGTATCATCAACGTGATCGATTCTGCCATTGCAAAAGAACTGGATTGTGGTATCTATATGAATGTGGGGAAAGAAGTTGCGGTAGCATCCACAAAATCCTTCAACAGTAGTGTTCTTCTATTGAAACTGTTTTCCTTGTGGTTGTATCAAGAGAAGACAAATCAAAAAGAAAGGTTAATCGGATTTGAGCTACTCAAAATGTCTAATGTATTGCGCGATGAAACGCATCAAATAAAACAACTGATCTACCAAGTAAAGAAAGTAAATCATGAAATCAATCTAATCTTTGAACAACGAAACATAGACAAATTAGTATTTGAACACATATTTATATTGGGCAAAGGAACCATGGAATGTGTAGCCCGAGAATGCGCCCTGAAACTTAAGGAAATTTGCTACATCCATGGGGAAGGCTTATCAGCTGCGGCACTGAAGCACGGACCGCTTGCAATGGTACATGAATATTTCCCCATCATCCTTCTCATCAATCACGAAAACATGGACAAAATGATGAACGCCTACCACGAACTAAGTAGCCGAAACGCCTATTTATTTATCCTGACAATGGAGGTTGATATTTTAAAAAAAGTGAATCATGAATCACCACAATGTGACGTTATCCTCATTCCCAAAAACAAGGTGTGTGGAGAAATCTTGGTTATGTTGACGCTTCAGCATTTATGCTATCATTTGGCGCTCCGCAAAAAGATAGATCCCGATAAACCGAAGAATTTAGCGAAAGTGGTGACGGTGGAGTGATAGTTTGCGATAATTGGTATATATTTATTGTTGTATACTATATTGAATGACTACAGATATAGAGATTGTTTTTCAATAAACGTCCATGAAAAAATAATTTTTCTCATAAAAGAACAAGATTATGATAATTAAAGGTACACTATACAAAAAATAAGTTATATAATATGTTTACTAAATAAAAACTATTATATACTTTACATATATGAATCACTTTTGCGTTCTAGGTGATTGTGAAAAGTTATATTGTCATCATTGTTATCCAGTTAAAAATTGCAGTAAAAATCATGACTTGTGTAATGAAAATGGATTTTGCCAGGAATTGATGAATGGGAGCAAAGAACTTATATTAGTGACTGGTTGTGCTGGCTTCATAGGTTCTCATGTTTGCGAGGCATTATTGCAAAGCGATTATAATGTCATAGGATTAGATATAATAAATGATTATTATGACGTTAACAAGAAAATATATAATTTAAATATTCTTAAAAAATACAACAATTTTATGTTTTTGAAAGAAGATATATGTAATACAAACGCAATTACAACGTTCAAACCAGATAAAATCGTTCATTTGGCATCTATGGCAGGCGTGCGATATAGTATAGAAAATCCATTGCTATATGATAAAACAAACATTGGTGGATTTATCAACATCATGGAAGAAAGTGTCAAAAATAAAGTGAAAATGGTAGTTTATGCGAGCAGTAGTAGTGTATATGGTTTGAATAAAAAAGTACCCTTTTCTGAAGAAGATCCGATTCGAACATGCAATAGTCCTTATGCTTGTAGTAAATTGGCTATGGAAATATTTGCAAGAACCTATTATCAGTTATATCAAATACCAAATATTGGATTGCGATTTTTCACAGTGTATGGTCCAAGAGGACGCCCTGATATGGCGCCATATAAATTTTTAGACGCAATAAGAAACAAAAGAACCTTCAAAAAGTTTGGGGATGGTAGTTCATCAAGAGATTACACTTACATAGATGATATTGTTTCTGGCATTATATCTGCAATGGAGAATAAGAAAAATATTCAAAATGAGGTTTATAATTTGGGAAATTCTTCTCCAGTAACTTTGAATGAATTCATTAAACTTTGTGAAGAAGTGACGAATCAAGAAGCAATATATGAAGAAATTCCTATGCAATTGGGTGATGTTCCGCATACATATGCAGATATTTCAAAAGCCAAAAATGATTTAGACTATGAACCTAAAACATTATTGAAAGATGGATTGAATTCTATGTTTAAAAGTATGTTATAAGTCGACCTTTTTCCATCCAGGCAAACCAATGTTTGGAAGATTTTTATTGTTTCTCTTTTTGTACTTCCATTTTTGTGGTACATAAACTTCACTAGCATCACTTAATACCGCCGCCCACCAACTTAGTGTTGAGACGTTTATGATTATTCTTTTGAAATTTCTGAGTGTATTAAAATCCTCGCTAACAGATTCCGAAATCCAAGTACAATTTCTGTCATTACATACTTTTATGACGGAATTGATATGATCTAATACTTCTTGAAATTTATCGGGTTGAACACATTGATGTTCGAGATATGGAGTTGCATGTGTTCCATGGACCAAGTACTTTTCTCTATATTTCAAATAATCGTCCATAGACCACTCCGTTTTTTTGGTAAGGTTTGTTACCACATAAAGACGTTCATAGTGAATATTCTGGAGCAACTTTTTAAGTTTACATCCATTTAGCAAATAATGATTATTGTCAAAAAAATAATCACCTGCACGAAAATGATATACAATGTCATTTGAATTATAATTTTTTGGAGATATTGGATAAATAGAGTTACATAATGAAATATTATCTTTAAATAAGCGATAATCTTCGATTGTAGGGTTGAAACTATACAAAATATTGTAATTTATATTTTTTGAAAAATCTAATCCATTCATAATTCTGAAAAAATCTTTCACAATAAGTGATTTATAATCATTGTATATATTTTGTTGATTTGCTTCAATATTTAGTTCTGGAATACCAGGATGAAAATATGGAATTTTGTATTTATTTGATAGAATATTCCCGAAAAAAAAGACAAATAGTTTATTACCTGAACCAGCGTCTGGGAATTCTGATGTATATATATAGTTCATAATTCATTTAAATAATAATTCATTTAAATAATAATTCATTTAAATGAATTATTATATATTATTTAAATGAAACAAATTGTATTTTTTCATATTCCGAAGAATGGAGGAACAAATACGAAAGATTTAATAAAATCATTTAATAACCCAAATTTAATTTCAATTGAGAAATTGCGGTCAAAATATATTTCAGAATACAACAACTCATTGAGAAATAATATACCTAATGAGTTTTTTTTATTTAGTTGTCATCATGATGTCAATGAATATATATGTTTTTGTATATGTAGAAATCCGTACTACAGGTGTATTTCTACATACAAATGGATATTAGCAGAATTGGAAGAGAATCAAGTCACAAAGGTCCCTGATAGAAGAAGAATGCTCGCAAATGGAACAATATTGTCACGAGATATATCATTCTCTGATTTCGTGGACTTAGTACCAGGTATTATAAATACACCATCAAATAAATACAATAATTTAAAATGGCATCTCCAACCACAGTATTTACAAGTTTATGGCAAGAATGGAAATATCATTTCAAATATCGTTAAACTTGAATCTTATGAGAGTGATTTACAATTGCTCTTAGATATGATAGATATTAAGAAAAATACCATCCATATAGGCAAAAAAAATTCATCTAATATCAATAATTATGAATCATTTCTAAATACAACAATTAAAGAAAAAATATATAATATTTATGAAAAAGATTTTGAAATATTCAATTATAAAAAATAAAATATAAAAACATATTGTTATGTAGTATATAATGAAACGTTGTGTTGTATTGGGAG